AGCAGCCCCAGTAGAAGCAGGATGCGAGTGCGGTGCGTTAACAGCGCCAACATTATGAGCATGATAAGCATTAGCAGCACCCGTAGAAGCGTTATGTGAATGAGGAGCATTTGCAGCGCCCGTTGAAGCAGGATGTGAATGAGGAGCGTTTACAGCACCAGTAGAAGCGTTATGAGAGTGAGCGTCCTGTGTGTGATTATGCGAAGGCATCTCGGCAGTATTCAACGTATGAGTAGCAGAACCACCAGTCTCAGCAAGAGCATCAAAAGCAGTATCAGCAGAATCTAAACCAACAACAACTCGCCCTTTAATGTTCGGCAAATTAAAAGTCGTAGACCCATCACCAGCCCCATAAGTATCACCAACAACAGCATACAAATCAGCATAAGTAGTTCTAGAAACAGCAGAACCATCACAAATCAACCAACCAGTAGGGGCAGACGAAGCAGCCCAAGCAACCAAACCACCAGTAGGAACCGGCCCAGTAGGATCTAACGTGTGACCACCAAGAGACATCGTTGAAGAAACAAGATGGTCAACTTCAATCTGATCAAACTCTTTATTGACTACACGTTGAATCATCCGGCATCATACTCCACACCACTAACAGTTAAAGTGATACTAGTACCGGATTGATTAAAATAAATAGAGTCACTAGGTTCCATAGTAATAATCGCATCACTAGTAATAACATCATTAGCAGGAACAGTAATACTGCTTAAAATTTTATTTCCAGCATCAGCAGTATCACCGGAAGGAACAATGTGCAAATCAAAAGTAGCATCAGACCCAGTAGTATTACAAGCATTAATGCTTCTCACAATAGCATAAGAACCAACATTGCTAGTCAACGTATACACAGAACTACCACCAGTAGCATCACCGATATAAAATCTTTTAGGAACTAAATTAGCCATCTCTTAACCTCCCATTCCCGTCCATACAAGTATAGCATTATCAAAAGTATTAGTGTTCATTGACTGCACAGTAGCCGCATCCAAAACATGATCAACCAAATCACCCGATGAATGACTCTGCGCAACCGTGTCGTCGTAACCTCTTTCCTCAACAGTAATAGTATTAGAACTCCTAGAAGAGCAAAGAATTTTTTCCTCGTTTGACAAACCCCTATTGATTACAATAACAAAAGGATTAGTCGAACCGGAAGGATACGTAGAGCCATCAGTAAGCGAAATGCTAGTATCCGTATCAGATATATTAGCACTCAACGTTGTTTCTTCGACATTACCGACAAACTCTCTACGCTCCATGTCGCCTCCAATCAGTCAATACTGATATCCAAGTCACCCGTAGCAATACGCAAAGTGTCACCAGCATCAAGAGTCTTGTTAGCAGTCAACGTGCCATGCACAAGAAGATTGCCACCAGTAGAAGCATCATGAATACCGACAGCAACAACAGTAGCAGCAGGCATATTAGCAAAGTCAATATTTCCACTATTCTGCGTAGCACCACTAGCCGCAGCATCAAACGTTGCAGCCTGACGAGCATAAGACCCACCAGACACCTCAGTACCACCACCGCTATCCGAAGGTGCAGCAGTATAAAGTGCTACATACACAGCAGAAGGTGCAGTATAGGCAGTTGTGCCAAGGAAGTGATCCAACAAAGCATCTTCCAAATAATCGCTAAGATTTCCAGCCATTAGTTATTCTCCTTATAATAATCTTCTAACTCAATCTGAGTTGGAAGTCTAAAGTTATCCAAAGTAAGCAAGTGGTCAGCCTCTTGCTCCTCAATCTCATAAATCCTGTTCTCTCTAGTGAACCGAATACCACCCTTAGTAGAGTAAGCGGCACCACTATCAAAATAAATAAACTTCTTACCCGCCGAAGCCTTTGCAACAGTCTTTTTAGGAACAGGAGACTTTTCAGCCTTAGCAGCAGAAGTCTTCTTAGCGGTTGTCTTTTTAGCCGTAGTCTTCTTAGCAGGAGCCTTCTTAGTAGGCTCAGGAAGATCAGACGACTTTACTACATTCTCACTCATAACAACAATTCTATCATAAGTATCATTATAAAACAGAAAAGGCGGGGGATTTCTCCCCCCGCCCAATCCGTTAGGATAGTAACTATAACAGTCCTAAGATTTAGTTATCAGGTGCTGCGAAGCTTGACGTTCTTAGCGATGACATAGCTATCAGCGTTTTCGATGTTAGCAGCCACACGCATGAACTGAGTATACTCAATCGTGTCAGTCTTCGGCTGGAACTGGCGGTACACCGTGATGTCACGATGAAGACCAACCACACGGTTGTTCGGGAACGTAAGTTCCACATAGCCGTGCGAGCCAGAAGCACCCGAGTAGTCACCCGAAACATCCTCAGGCATCAACGGAACTTCAGTGAGTCCGATACCGAAAGGAGCAAGGCCGGTTGCACCAGCGCCACCATTTGCACGCATTGCGCCGTTCAAGAAGGCGAGATCGCCAGTCGTTGAACCTGGGCTTGGAGCACCAGCAGCCGACTCAGTAGCCGAGTTCGGATTCTGAAGCGAGTAAATTGCATCCTGCACAATACCAGGGCCAGTGAAGAACTTAAGCTCGTTACGGCGCTGGAGATACTTGCTGGGAAGGTTACGAAGAACACGGTCAAAAACTGAACGTGAAGCATTGTCACCAGCCTCGTCAACCGTTGTACCGGAAGCGAGAGCAAGTTTCACAAAGCCGTCAAGGGCCTTGAGCAGAGTGTTGCTTGACGAGGTGTTGCCGTTGATGAGAAGGTCATCAAGATCGTTAGCGGTCTGGCGAGCCATGACCTGAGCGAGATGATCCTCAAGCGAGGCACCCTCAATGTTGTCCTCAAGGGACTCTGTTGAAATCTCCCAATCAAGACGAAGCTTGACGCTGGAGAGTGAAACCTTTGAGAAGGTTACTGCTGCGTTGGAACCGTCATCGGTTGCCTCCGTAGCCTTGCGCATGATGCGCGTACCAACCGACAACTTGTCAATATCCATGCTTGATGCACGCATACGGACAACACGGCTGTTTTGCATAAGAACAGACTGATCGACCACAAAATCTAGGAACCGATTAGACTGTTCAGCGTTGAGAAGACCACCAGAGGCACCACCCACAACTGAGGTAGTGACTTCGTTAGCCTTTGCTAGAATTTCTTCTTGAGTTGCCATTTATATATTCCTCCTAATCACGACTCATAGCCCAGAGCCTTGACTAGCTCTTGTGGCAAATAAACATTGTTCCAGAAAGAAGGAGCAGACTTGCGGATTGTCTCCTCGTCACCCTCATCTTCATCGCCGTCTGGATCGACGCTCTTCTTGACTGCACCAGCAGCGGCAAAAGCCTCCACCTTTTCAGTCTGCTCAGCAAGTGAAGCCTCTGCGGAAGCAAGCTTCTGCTCCAACTCCTCACGCTGTGCATCTGCGCTCTTAGTAACTTCTTCGATCTTAGCGTCCATTGAAGCCTCAACCTCTTCCTTAAACGAAGCGGCGAAATCAGTGAACTTCTGATCGATGACCGAACCAAGAGCATCTTTCAAGATATCAATATCCATATGATCCTCCATTTGATCGTTATCCGCCTCAACCTCAGATTCAGTTGAAGCTTCTTCTAATTCGACAGACTTTTGTACATCTGCCTCTTCCTCAACTGTAAGCCAGTTGACGAATCGCTTTAACAAAGAAAGTTTCTCTTCGGCAGATGTATCCATCTCTGATACCTTAGCATAATTTTCATCATTACGCAAAGACTTCTCAACCTCTTCCAAAGTTGTACCTTCTTCATCAAGAACTTGTTCCAAAATATCTTCCATATTGGTGAACTCCTTAATAATATCATCATTACATGTACCGCATCCGCACGAACATGCAATTTCTTTTTCTAAATCAATATCGTCATCAAATTTGCGTGTGCAGTTATCCAATTGACGAACTTTTGATCTTGCCCAAACCCAACCAGGAGTACCACCCCAAAGGTTCCAAGCAATTCTTCCATTAGAAGGATAACCTTTATCACCCGGATCAGCACCAGTTGCTTTTAAGTCACCGGCATGTCTCGGGAAATACTTCGCTACCTTTCTAACGAACTCTGGAGAAGCAGTACCGCCTTGAGCCAGCCTTCTGGCTGAACCCATACCGACACTCGTTCCTCCACGACCGTGCTCTTTTCTTTGATTAAGACCAACCTGAGCCATACGTTGTACGGACTTAGGAATAGTCAAATTAATATCATTGCAATCAATTTTCAAAATGTAATCAAGTTGATCGGTAGTGTCAAACTTAACAATATCAATAACCGCAGCTGGGTTTGCAGGATTATCTACAAGACTCAACTCACCAAGTTCATACTTCTTAATTACATTTACAGGCTTACCACGGAACATCTTTTCTGCATCGATCTGCTTGTCAAGAATTTTACCCCCGACAGAGAACGAGCGAAGTGTACCGTCAAGAACTTTCTCCCAAGTATCCTGAGCGCCCTTAGAAATATACGCCTCTACTTGCATAGCGTTGTAGTCTTCACCATTAGCACCCTTAACCTTAACCGGCTTGTAACTAATAGCCTTACCTACAGCAATTGGAGCGTGCATCTCACGGATGTTTCCGGTCCAATTCTTAAACGCTTCAACAGAAGCTTCGAACTCAATAAGATCCCCAGCCTTATCAATATTGTCAGCGGTTGCAATACCGACAACAATGCGCTCTTCCCGCTTGACCATATCAATGGGAAAAGTAAGGTTTAAATCTTCCATAGTAGTACAATAGTACCACAGTTTTATTTAAAAGATATGATTTTATGTGGACTCTAGCGCTTCTATGCGGGCGGCTTAGGAGTTCCTACGAGAGACTGAATCCAAGCCTCCCAGTTTTCGGAGGACATGTTGACACTGGGATTCTCGTCGTCACCGTCAACAAGTACAGACTCAATAGGAAACATTTCTTTTAGTTCTTGTTCTGTCCAAATTTCCATCACAAAATCTCCACAACTAGCAAGTAACTTGAAGAACTAGAGTTGCTGACATACACCCCTGTAGTGTTACTACTCTGCATGGTGGTCTTGTAAGTCACAGCAGAAGTAGTGTTGGGACTATCTAAATAATAATTATTCACTGTTCCGTTACCAGCAGCACCCCAGTCGCCTGCATAGTTCAATTGCAACTGTGTTGTGCCGCGTTTCAATCTGCTATTGATGTTGCAAGCACCGGAGATGTAAAAAGCGTGGGACCAAAAAACAAGAATCTTACTAGACGTAGATTTAGGTGTAATCGTCACAGATAAACCTGTATCAATCTCAGTTGTACCAGTTAACGAATATCCAGTCTTGTGCGATGCTAGTACCTGTCTAACGCCGAGCATGGCAGAACCCAATGAAGAAATAGCACCTGCAACATCAAGGTTCCCGTTTGAAATATCCAGCGACATACGAACGGCAGAGCCATCCAAAAAACGAAGCCCGCTGGCTCCATAGCGGTCTATTCTTGCGTAAGTGCTGGAGTAAGAAGTGCCACCATCAAGACGTATTTCGCCACCTTCGGTTGCGTTCGATGCCCCGATGGTGATGAACCCGTCAGCTTTGATCTCGCCTACTACGTCTAGTTTCGCACCCGGACTTGCTGTACCGATACCGACATTGCCCTCAAAGTGATGGTTTCCGAACCCGCTCCCCGTCCAATAGCCGTACCTCATTACGTCCGTAGACGCATCAGCACCGAGAAACCCGTACTCCGAAACTGTGCCGCCCGTAGATGAAATCCTGATCTGATCGACTGCATTGCCTGCCCCAAACAAGTGCAGAGGCGAACCGGGACTAGTTGTACCGATACCAACATTGCCAGAAGTGTCGATACGCATACGTTCAGTATCGTCAGCATTGAACCACGCAAACTCCGCAAGGGCTGGAGAGGATTGAGCCGCAGTAGTTATCAAACCCCAGTTGCTATCAGAGAAAAGAGAACCTGCTGTTCTTCCTCCCCCCGTACTAAAACCTATCGAACCTTGAACATCCAAAGTCTCATTAGGGCTGGTTGTGCCGATACCGACACGATTATTCGTGGAGTCAACATGAAACGTATCGGTGTCAACAGTCAAATCATCGCTAATAGTTAAACTATCAGCAGAACGAGAACCATCAACCCGCAAATATTGGGTATGATCATCATCACTCAACCCCCCAAGATTACCGTGATCACCAGAAGCAGCGGTAACAACATTCCAAGAAGTACCATCCCAAGTCCAAGTCTTATCACCCACAGTATGGGTATCATTAACCGAAGGGGAATCAGGGAAGTTAATAGCCATCAGTCAACCTGCTCAGTTATGATTGCAGATATATTCCTTGTTCTAATTGCGTTACGAGCATCAAGTCTATCAATCAACTTCTGCTTCTCTTTAGCCAGCCATTTCTCTTTACCTTTCGGCCACCCACGATCAGGGTGCGCCCAATAACCTACAACCCAGTCACGTAACATCTCAGGCGTGACATCTTCGTACTGCACAAAGTCTTCTGGGTCTGGCATATCAAACTCTACTGTCCACTCATTTGCTTCACGCATATCTAAATCATGGTCAAGCAGCGCCAAACGAATACCAACCTTATACACCGAATCTGGCATACCATCATAATCAACCAAAGTCGCTTCACTAAACGACCATTTCCATTCTCTCATTACGAGCCTCCTTCTACAGCAGATAGTCTATCATCTATATCCTTTACAGCGGATATCAAAGCGGCAATTATTTGATCTTTAGCAATCGAAAGCAACTCGGAACCGTCAGGATTACCCATGACAGCAGAAGGTAAAACCTCCATAACTTCTTGAGCAATCAAACCAATAACATCATCTTTTGGCTCAAAGCCTTCTACAACATTACCGGAAACTTCACCAAATCCGATTACATCCCTAGGAGTGTACTCAACAGGTCTAAGTTGCCTGATAGCATTCATACCTCCAGACCAATCCCTAATGTTTGTCTTAATTCTTTGATCGGAAAAATCGGCAGCAATGGCGCAAATCACATTATCTACAGAACATTTGACATATGGGCTTGCCCATCTGAAAGCGATGCGGTTTGCGGCCCCACCACAAGTTGCATCGTTGTACGTCACACCACTAGTGTTCAACTGGTAGTTGATGTGTGCGCCGTATGATTCTGTTTTGATTCTCTCAGTGCCGTTGTGGAACATCCGGGCGTTGGAATTGCGGCTAGCGTACCAGTACCATTCATTATCGATATCGTTGTACACACCAGCCACACTGTTGCTTGTGTGTGCCATAAAGTTAGCATGACCAGCAAGGTTTATCCCGTAATAACTCCCACGGCTGTAGTTGTCAATTTTCATTGAACCGTAGTTTTCATCAGAACGACGAAGACGAGCATCACTAGTAATATAAAGATGAGACTCAGTTTCCAAATACCCCGTAACTGAAATTTGCCCTCCGTAGGTTAAGTTTCCAGAACCATTACACCCCAAAGAATTACCATTGCTACCAAAACGTATGTACCCTTTATTAGAATCTTGTACACCAGAAATCCTAGTGGTATTAGCGACATTAGTGTCACCAATCCAAGCATCGTCACCTAAACGATAGTTTTGCCAGTCTCCGTTTGCTGAAGAGTAGTACCTTGATGCTGTGACGTTTCCAGAAACTGTACCACCAGACGTAGACAGATATGAGTGCGTATGGCTTGTGCCAGACTTGCCATCAAGAGCCGTCTGTAGCCCGTCAACATTGCTAATGACATGGTTATGAGAATCATCTGCTACAACTATTGCATCATAAGTGCCTGATACATCTCCACCAAACGTTGCTGTAGTATCAACTTTACCAGCGAGGGCATTAGTGATAGACGTAGCATAGCTAGCATCATCATTCAAAGCCGCAGCAAGTTCATTCAACGTATCCAAAGCAGAAGGAGCACCACCAACAAGATTAGAAATCGCAGTAGTCACATACTCAGTAGTAGCCACCTTAGTGTCATTAGTGGCAGCAGAAACAGTAGGAACAGTAATTATACCCGAAACCGACAAATTACCAGTAACACTAGTATCACCACCAACAGTCAAAGCATCAGAAGCATTAGGAGAATCAGTACCAATACCAACCGACTCATTAGTCGAATCAACATGTAAAGCAGAACCGCCAGCGCTAAAATCTTCACTAACCTCTAAGCTAGGAGGAGCAACCTCAACTCGCGCCCGACGCTTACGCCACTTACTACCATTCCAAACAAAATGACGACCATTAATTTGGAAAGTATCGTTAACTGAGGGGTTCTCTGGAAAACTAATAGGCATTACGAATCACCTCTATTATACATCAGTTACCCTCCGGTTCTAAATCCCGAGACCATATTTGTCGTGGAGGCTCAACAACAACATAGCCGTCATCATCGGTGCTTGAAGAAGAAATAATTGCAGTATCCTTTCTCTGGGCAACAACCATCCACGCAATAGTGTCCGTGCAGGTTTCGTCTTGTGCCTCTATTAACAAAGTCGATCCTGTCACTGATCCGCGTATTGCAGTCCATCCGGTCTCATTGCTAGTATAGCATTGCACGTTACGGGTGAGCACAACGAATGTCCCTGATGTCATTCCTGCTGCTTCATCAATGTCTACAGCCGCGTGCCCATTTACTAGCGTTACCGAACCACGATACAGCAGGTCAGCAGAAGGAGCCTCAACGCTCATATGAGCCAAGTCGGTTGTTTCGTTTAACTCTGGTAGTGGATGGCGGATACGGAACAGCTTTGAAGAGCCACGAACCTCACCGTCACATACAATGTCTGTGGCACCGTCACCAGTGAACTGGTATTCGTTGCTTCCATCGTTATAGATGAGAGAGTCACCATTTGACCATTTAATACCATACGTTGAATCTAGGTGAATGTATCCGGCATAGATTTCTAGTTTATCTCCCGGCGTGGACGTGCCGATGCCAAGCCTACCAGTGGAGTTGTTGGCGATAACCACATTTCCACCATCAGCATTGAGGTACAAGTAACCGCCTGCCCCGTTACTACGAGCCTGAATTTCGTTACCGTCGATTATGAGGTTGGTGCTACTAGTACTCCCTACTTGGAATGCGTGTGCTGTGGATGAGAGACTAGCGTCACCTGTTGCTGTAAGACGTAACTGTGCAGCAGAAAGGTTGCCTGACGCATCCATCGTCATTCGGTCTGCGCCATTCCAGAATCTAAGAATGTTCCCGCTATTGTAAACGACAAATCGCCCAGTACCAACTCTGTCTATGAACTGCACGCCAGCGATAGAGCCTTGTACTTTGAGTTCTGTTGATGAGCAGTTGACAGTTAGGTCGTCAGTAATTACGTCGCCTGTGAATCGGCCTGTGCCGTTGACATCCAACTTGTAAGATGGTGAGGTATCACCGATACCGACATCGCCAGATGAGTTGACTGTCAGACGACGAACACCGTTAGTCATAATCGCCGCACTATGAGACGACGTAGAGCCAACAGACAAAAACGGTTCGCTATCGTTCGCTGTCAACTGGATGGTGCGCCCACCCGTTGTTGAAAGTTCAACTGACCCAGAAGTGCCTGCGTTGATATCTAGTAACTCGCCAGGTGTCGTTGTGCCAATACCGACATTGCCAGACGAGTCAATCGCTCCTCTGTCGCTTCCACCAGTCCTGAAGTACATCTTGTCGGCACTGTGCTCATAACGGAACCCGCCCCGAGCCGCATTATCAGAATCACCAAATCTAAAATAACCGTTACCAGTAGTGGACGAATACACAGCCATGCCAGAGTCGGTCGCTTCGCCTGAATCAGCGATAATCATGTGCGATGTCGGTACAGATGCGGGAGCGGCAGATGATCCAATCTGGACATGCAGTTTGGTATCAGGTGACGTTGTACCGATACCAAGATTGCCAGACGAATCAAGACGCATACGGGTTACACTGTCAACCCTCATCGAAATACCGGAATCTGCAAGATCGTTACCTTGGTCAGCGGCCAACACCAAAGAACCATCAACCGAATCATGCTTAATGAAAGACTCAGAAGGGGTTACCGTGTCCTCAAAAATTAAATATGAGTCATCATCCTTGCCGATACGTATGTCACCGATCACATGCAACCTCTCGGCAGGTGATGTTGTGCCGATGCCCAGATAGTTGTTCGTGTCATCCCAAACCAGATTGCTGGCATCACTAGAGAACGTACCACCCGAAGCAAACTGGATAGCACCATCAGTACCCGAAGCAGCAGCACTTACAGCACCAACTTCAATCCACTGCGAACTCGTCCCGTCATTATAATAAATATAAGTTTTAGCAGTATCACTATCAAACCACAAATCACCATTAACAGGAGTCGATGTAGGAGGGCTAGAGCCTATAGAAATATTAGCAACAGAAGAACCACCAACATCAATCCAAGCCCCATCATAATAAATATGGAAATCAGCCGTATCTGACTCGAACCACATATCACCCTCAACAGGGCTAGACGGAGCTGCATCAGAAATAGCAACATCTTTTACATGAACAATAGCGTTAGTAGAATCTTTATAAAAGATTTTGCCATCAGCATAATTGATAGCAAGTTCACCATACTCTAAAGATGAAGGGACATTCGTAGAGGTTCCAGAATTTTTTAACTTAATGGTGTTAGCCACCTAAAACCTCCTTAGAAAGTACCCCCGTCAAAAGTGACACCATCAATAGTACCACCATCAATGTTGACGTTTGTTGAAGCTTGCGTAGCCATTGTACCAAGTCCAAGAGTGGTGCGTGCGGTAGCAGCATCAGTATCATCAATTAAAGAGCGACCAAAGGAAGTCAAAGTCGCAACAGCAGCAGTATCTGCTGCCGTAAAGTAAATCATTCTATCAGCAACAGTTGTCAAGCCAGCAATCGTTGCAAGAGTCGCATCATAAGCCTGAACATTAGTGCCAATAGCAAGACCCAAATTATTTCTAGCGTTTGCCGCATCAGTAGCACCAGTACCACCATAAGCAACACCAACAGCAGTACCCTGCCAAACACCAGTACCAATCGTACCAACAGAAGTCAAACTAGAGCCAGTAACCCCAGAACCAAGTTCGCCACCATCAAGAACCTTAGTGCCATCAATCTTGTATTCTTTACCAGAAGCAAGATCCATGTGCTCTGAAGATGTCCAAGAATCAGTCGTATTCACCCAGTTGAAGGTGTGGTTGGTTGTACCAAGAAGTGTAATACCACCACCATCAGCAGATGAATCAGATGGGCTAGCAACATTAGCAAGAATGACGTTCTTGTCTTCAACATTAAGAGTTGCGGCATCAATCGTTACAGTTGCACCGCTTACAGTCAAGTCGCCAGTGACCGTAAGGTTACGTCCAACAGTCAAGTCTTGAACAATAGAAACATCGTCCGGCAAAGTAAGTGTAATATCACCAGTAGAAGCATCAGCACTAATTCTGTTAGTTGTTCCGGTAATAGAAGTGACACCAGAGTTTGTAATAGTTGCAGTTGAACCTTCACCAGCAGTGTGAGAAACCGAGATGCCTGTACCGGCAGAAACATCGGACATATAGTTGCCGGTAGTATCAGTACCCAAAGCAACTGAGTTAGCAGCAATAGTTGCCGTAAGAGTAGCATTGCCAAGATTCGTAACAGTTGCGCTACCAGTTAGATCACCTGCAAGCGTTAGGGTAAAATCATCAACATTCAAAGCAAGCGTGCCAGCAGTATCATCATAAGTAGCTGCAATACCTGAATGAGTTGCCCCAGTAATCATTGTGGAAGCAGTATCTTCAATGTACTCTTCCAAGCCCGTCACAGCAGAAGTTGCAATAGCGATATTTGTATCAGAGGCAGCAGTCAAACGACCTTGACCATCAACAGTAAACGTAGCAACGGCAGAGGCAGAACCGTAACTAGCCGCAGTAACAGCGGTATCATCAAGATCAATAGCAATTTGATTATTAGAAACAGTAGTAGTGATACCAGTATCACCAGCAAAAGTCAAAGTATCAGTACCAACAACAACGCCATCAGCAGTCCCGCTATCAGCAGCAACAGTAAGAGTGCTACCAAAACCGGCAAGAGCGGTATCAACATATGCGGTTGTTGCTACCGATGTTGAGTCATCACCCTGAGACTTTGTTGAAGCAGTAGCAGAAGAACCTAGAGCAACAGTACCCGTAAAAGTTTTTCCACCAGAAATGGTCTGCGTACCAGAAAGACCAACAAAAGCACCGGAACCACCAATTGAAATGACAGTGTTAGCGTCACCATTGACATCAGTACCAGTACCATAATAAAGGACATCATCGACCTCGTTAAATGCCAGTTCAGCATTTTTTAGTGAAGAAGGCGCTCCGCTTAAACCAGTAGCCCTTCTTTTAATTCGAATTGTATTCGACATTAGAAATTACCTCCATTTAAAAACATCCCTGTTGACGGATGCCTATGATCTGCTCTTGAAGCGAGCAGGCTTGTCCCAGCAGAACCTGTATTGGACAACTCAAGAGGAATATCGCTAGAAAACTGAATTGCCGCACCCAAGTTTAATGTTGCTGGAGCAGCTACCAAAACTGTTGCTTCGGCGTTTGCAAACGTCACAGCAGTAGCCTGAGCGTTTGTCAAACTCAAAGAAGTTGACTGACCGTTTACAACAGAAACCGTTGTGGTTGTGTTATTAGCCACTGAAAGAGTACTTGCATCCCCTGCCCTAATCGATAGTGAAGTCGAATTAGACGGAGTAACAGAAACACTAGTTGACTCACTAGTAAAAGTTACATTGCTAGATTCAGCAGGTGTAACTTGAACAGTAGTAGTCTGAGAACTCATCTCGTAACCTCTGCTGTAACAGTCACTGTGCCAGACATAATAGTTAGAACCACAGAGCCGTTTGTTTCCTGCAAGTCATACACATATGTTCCAGCAGCAATGTTTGCTGTCTGAGCAGAAGATAAACTAAATCTCATTAAACCCGAACTGGCATTAACAATCTCTGTAGTAAAAGTAGCAGAAACATCCGTTGAACCAGCAAACGGTCTAATTTGACCAGCATATGTTCTGTCGGTAATATCAATAGCAGTATTTGACGAATCATTCAACGTCACATCATGCGTATAAGTATCACCTTGATAAATAGAAATATTTCTTTCAGCAGCCATTCACAAACCTCTATTAAATTATACCAGCGATCACCCTATAGCATAAACGGCAACTTCTGACGAAGCAGTCACGACTTCAATAGTATTGTAATCGCCCGGAACATGAATATAGTCATGCACATGACCAGAAGCATCAGGAATCATAACCGAATGCTTACCGTTCAACTTAACTTCAATCCAATTATTTGTATCAACATTAACAATGTAAATACCATAGGTGTGATGAGAAATTGTCTGCTCACCATCAGAATCAGTTAAACTAGTATTCGAATACACAATATGTCCATCAATCATTATTTCCTCCATTATCTTGATTTTCGCCTCTTTCGGCTTGATCACCAGTAGTTCTTGGATCAGTTGACCCTTCCGGTGAATCTGCTCTAGCATTTCTTGGTACAGCAGATTCATTATTAGTGTTACCGGGAGGAGCACCAGGGCCACTGCTGCCCTGCTCCTTCTTAAGTTTTGTTGGGAAAGGCAAAGGATCATCTCCATCAATCCTTTCCGGCATATTCAAATCACTACGGACTTCATTAGGCGTAATAACCTCGGTACGCAAATACCTGTCATGAATCCTAGACTGAATATCCTCATCGACCAGATCAATACGTTCAAACTTGATAGAAACCAAATCTGTGAACTCAGCAATAAGTCGGTTAAGTTTCTTCTCAATAACAGATTGATCCGGACCAATAACCTGAGTCTTGAACGTCTTGTCAGCATCTCTAGAAACCGCAAGGTTAGCATTATCATAAACACCTACCTTCGGGGCGGGAACCCTATTAGCAACAAGAATCTCATCCCGGTTTGACTTGCGGTACTTGTCAAATGATGCATCTTGAATACCTGCCTCAAGTTTCTCAAACTTGATATCGGTATCACCACCAAGAGATGCTGGCAAAGGAACAATAAGTGTTCCGTGATTTCTGCCCTTCACCTCCTGACGGAAGTAGTTGACCAATTCCTGCTTTGAACGATTGCTAAGTTTTGCACCCTTAACAATAATTGCATAGCGTGGAATAGCCTTGTTTTCAAAGTAATCAATATTATACTCTTTAGCAAACTTATCACCAATAATAGCCGCAGCAGCAGAAACGCTTGACGGAATACCATAATAAGTATTATTTGGTGAATAAGTCTTAAAGTGAATTACTTCGTTTGGATTAGGATCTGAATTAATCGGATCTTCTGTTTCCGTGTCTTGAAAGTTTCTAAAGTACACGGCTTGAATCTTGTTGCTCTTAGCTATTTGCACATACCCGTCACGATGACGACGAATTCTCATCAAAGTCGCTGGGATATGTCCAATATAGCCGATCTCGCCAGAATTAGTTCTACCGATTTCCATATAACCATTACCGGTAGTAAGTACGTCAAGCCATACTCTAGTAATTGTTTCAATAAACGTTTCTTCTTCATTGAAATCCTCGAACTTTTGCTCCAGATCCTGTCGGGTGTCTTGAATAGCTTTTCTGACTCTGGCGAGTCTTTCAGAATTTCCTTGAGCCTTTTCAAGCCTTCTTTTAGACTTTAGGGTCTCAGGGAAAGTGTAGCCCAACCCAACCGTGTTCATAACTCTAGCATTTATAGCAGCATTGTGAATTGCACTAGAATCATAAAGATCAGCAAGCGTTTCTAAATCATAAGGAGGAGTTACAACATCATACAATGAGTAACCGTCAAGTTCCTCCGGATCGATATATTTAGCGCCAGTGCCTTCAACGCCATCATACTTTTTTGCAAGACGGGTAGCCTTGCGCTTCATGCGTGATGACAAAGAGGTATACTTTACTTTCTTGAACGGGTCGGAAGATTCAACCTTTTTCATTGTCTGAAAGTAATTTACATCATCAATAAATTCTTCAGACTCAGTATCTTCCATATGAATCATTTCACCCTTCATTATCTTCTCCTATTAAGTTCTTTACGAACAGCAGCCTCAATAACATCTTCATAAGGATCTGGATTCAGCCCAGCAGCAAGACGCTCTGCTTGATCATCTTTTTCAGAGGCAGTAACCTTTCTGGCTCCGCCTACCCAAGTTGCATAACCTTCTTCGCTGCCAGTCCAATACTTAGCAGCCTGAGCAACTTGCTTTTCAATATTTTTATCATTCATGATGCCCTCTGCACACAACACACCATCGCCATCCGACAGCGGCTTACCATCAGGCATGATCCAAATACAGACACCATACGCCCTCTCAGGGACATAAAGTTCTTTACGCTTTACATAATCGTCAATCATCTTAGACATTCTACACCACATGATGTTCAAAAGCATCAGATAACGACAAAAAGCGTACCGGTTTGATACGCTTTTTGCCAGTTAGTGCTTAACTGTAATTATCTAATCGGGCAAGCTCCACCTTCACACTCAAGATCTTCAAGAGCATACTCGTTGATCTCATCAACAAAAGTAATTTCTTTAATCTTGCCTTTAAGACGAGTGTACTCTTCTTTTGAAATCTCCTCATACGGAGCAAGAGCAAAACCGTGATCACTGTGCAAAAGGAACGAAACCGATTTCAAGCGATCTTTATAATTCTTCTTCATCCATTCTTGAATCTCAGGCAACTCCTCCTTATGATAATAAACAGTCACAGAAACATTGTTGTCAGCCCAAGCAGCCTGAGCCTTAGCAACCCACTCCAACTGATCGACGGCCTTCAAGTCTTTAGCGAGCACAGCGTGCTCAGGAGTTTCGCATGGGAATGAAACAACACAAACAGTGTGGTTTTCTTTACCATCAAGACCAACATCATACTGAACGTCATAACCCTTATCACGACAGTAATTCACAAGAGGATCGCTACTTCCCATGCGAACTCTACGGATATAGTACTGAGAATAAGCAGGATGAATACCTGGAGTAACACCGGCAAGCAAACTCAAGGTTCCAGAAGGCTTTACAGTTGTCAACTTAATTGACTTGTTAATACCCTTCTCCGCTGACCATTCCTTATCGTACTCTCGCAGTTGCTCGTAGCAATCAGAAATCCAAGACAACTGCTCTTCCGTTGACTGCATCCAGCCAGTGATGCCCTGACCCAGACGACGGTTGCGAGCAATAACGGCCTGTGACTTAGGATAAGGATATGAGAGTGTCGTAATAGCCTTCTGCGTCTTATACAGTAGACGACTAAGATCCATCAACTCTTCTTTGCTTTCAATATTAGGCAAGAAAATTTCTGCAAGATTGCAAGGCTCACCATCTTCAAGACCGATCTCACCGCATGGGTTTGTACCAATTACTTTGCTGTCATTGACTTTTTCACCCGTCCGACCAGTCTTGCGAATAAGCTGACGATTAATAAGTCCGTAAGGCTCACCTGTGCCATCGTACCCCTTCCAGAACTCATCAATAATTTCATCGTATGAGTCAGCAAAGATTGAGTTGTTTGAGTTACCACGCCATGCAGGAATGTCACCCTTAGACCAATTCTTTGCACGCAGATACAAAAAGTCATCCGGATCACCAATAGCAATCTGTGCCGAACGACGAGCAGAACCCGCTACAACAATTTTACCAATAATATTGCAGATATCCAAAGCATCAACAGAACGAACCTTCTTACCGGAACGCTCATCAAGAATCTTGCAGATATCAGCAATCCCTTCAATCAAAACCTCAGGACCAGAAGCAGTGCCACCAAAAGTCTTAAGCGGAGCACCAAACCCTCTAATCAATACCGTGCTGTAAGTGAAAGACTCTCCCGTATGAAAATAACTCTCAAGCACTTTTCCAAGAAGAGCAGACCAGCCTTGACGAGAATCAGGAACAATAAAATCTGCGTCATTTGTTCTCTCATGAACAACACCCTCAACCTCACGAACCTTAGGTAGATCGTGGACAACGGCTCTCTCAACAGAGAAACCAACTCCACCACCGACCATAAGGTGATCCATCAAAAACTGAAAATCTTCAACTTTTGAAATAGTGGTCATCCAGCAATTAACTAAAGAAACACCACTCATCTTGCGAACAAGAGGTGTACCCAATTGCCACAAAGCACGACCTGCAAAAATACCTTTCAAGTTAAAGATATAATCAAACAAGCGTTCTGCTTCTTCTTTGGTGTAATCAGCACCAATTTCTTGAGCACCATTGATTGCTCTAGCAATAGTCTCAAACCAATATTCCTTACGACCAAGAGCCTCCAAGTCTCTTGAATAAGTACGGCGGTAAACAATCTCCCCCATACCGTTGAAACCCCAAGGCGGGGTCTTATCTGTATACCGAGCAACAAACTCGGGTGTAATAACATTCTCCAATGTAGCCTCCTAAATAGTGATAGAGAACTATGATATCAAGCATTAGATGCTCAATAAAGAAACGGTACTAGGGAAGATTAGAAAGAATTTTCGAAATTTTCCAACCGTGCGATGATCATATCAGCAACGGCGGACCACGACTGCTGTTCGTGAAGAATTCTTGCGGATTGCAAAGTATATTTTTTGAACTCATCGTATTCATTTACAACATGAGTCATCAAATCACACAAGCTATCATAACTGGGCACTGCCCAGTCTCCACCATCACAGCCATACAAATGGCTTTGCAATGGCGCTTCACCCCACTCAGCATCAAGTGGAATTGACATCTTAGCAAAGTCAGCAGTACCAGTAAGATTAGTCACAATACTGGGCATACCAGTAGCAATAGCTTCAAAGGGGATCATACCAAAACCTTCACCACTTGTTGGATAAACTAAACAATGACAAGCATGATACAACTGAATCATTTGCTCATTTGTTAAAGATTGAGGCATAGCGTAAATCTGAGGATGGTTGTGTGCCGGAACAATTTTACCGTTCATATAAACATCAGCATCACAATAACCGTTATACTTAAGAACCAACTGGTAGTCTAAGTCACCTTCATACAATTCAATAAAAGCATCGACAACCATTTGAACGTTTTTACGCTTAGAGTCACCACCAACATGTAAGAAGTTAAATTTACCTGTCAATTCTCTGTCGATCACTGCATAATCTTCTGAGATACCATGTGGTATTACTTGAATATTGTAATGAAGATTATTCTTTACATAGACTTCTTTTACAAAGTTAGACGTTGCCCAAATCTCATCACATTCTGACATAGGCTGAAACCAACTCGGAGGAACCTTTGTACTTTCCCACGGAGTGTAACCTACTGTATAACTTCTACCAGTTTGATAGTAAACAGGCTGACAGAAATTTACATGAAACGGAATAGACCGCCTGTTGTAATATACAGCAACATCACTATCCTGTAGAGCACGGATAGTGTTTAGAGCAGCGTTAGAATACCCCTGGCTGTACCATGACTCGCCAGACTCATCTACGCTGCTGGGTGTGAACCAGCTTATTTTCTTCATAAGACCTAACTACTTAGTATAACTCTCAATTTCAATACAGTTGACACCTTTGCTAATTAATTTTTGGGCATCTTCTTCAGAGAGTTCACAAGTAACCGGTGTGCCTCGAAAGACACATCTTGTTGCGCCGAGATAAAATCCGTCGCACTTCATAATCGAAATAAAATCAGAGTCTAATACAGCTGCTGGTCCACAATCGTCAGACTCTACAATCGCGATGATTTGCATAGTTATATATTACCACCTAGTTAGATAAATAGAAATTTAACCGGTACACCCTCTAACTTGTATAACCAGTCTAACGGAGACCCTAGCACAGCGGATCTGGGCATGTGTCAATTTCTGAAAGAAATATTTTAGAGTTCCGCCCCACCGAGATTTGCAGGCTGTGGTAGCATCACCTTCATGACAGATAATAGAGTGATTCCAGTGCTGAACGCAGGTAGCGTTAAATTGCTTGACTGCTTTGGTTCCGACGTTGATATTGTAAACTCAGCAAGAGTTAGTTTTGCATCTTACCAAACCGAAATGGACGAGCGTGGTAAAGGTTTGATCAACTTCTTAATGCAACATAAACACGCCACACCGTTTGAGCATGTTGTCTTTAAATTTTACATTAAGTGTCCAATCTTTGTGGCTAGGGAGTGGTTCAGACATAGGTGGTCGTCATTTAATGAAATGAGTATGCGTTACCATGTTCCGCAAAATATTGACTTCTTCTACCCAGCAGAAGACTCTATTCGCAAACAAGTAGGTAAACCTGGTCACTATACATTTGAAAAGATTGATGACCCAGCAGTTTACGATTATGTTACAGAAACACTTGAATCAGTTTATCGTCAAGCAGAGTCTGTTTATTACGAAATGATTGATTCTGGCATTGCAAAAGAGATTGCTAGAAGTGTCTTGCCAGTTGGTCAGTACACAGAGTTTATCTGGACAGTGAATTTAAGAAGCCTTCTAAACTTTGTTTCATTACGGAACGATGACAACGCACAAAAAGAAATTAGAGAATACGCAGAAGTTGTTGAAAGACTAGCTACTGCTTATGTCCCTGAAACAATGAATGCTTTTGTTGCAAACAACAGAGAGGCTATCTGATGAGAATTGTTCCTTATGATGGCGATGAAGGAATCGAAGAACTTGATACAATAGGACTATTAATTAAAGCAGTCCCTTTTGAAGACGGTTTTGTACCGGCCTATAGTATGATTGCTCCAGCAGATGATTACTTTATCAAAATAGATGAAGTAAACTGTTTAATGGACGGCATTGAGATTGCGCGTGATAGACTGGATGATCTAATCGCAATGATGCTCCAAAGCAAAATTGCAGAGAAAATTATGGAAGACCATCCATCTATTTACGATCAGGATGAAGAGGAGGATTTAGAAGATGATAATGGGGAAGGTGATTAAGGATTTTCCTTATCCAGAAAAAAGATGCCCTTATTGCAATTCAAAACTTCAATTGGTCAATGCTATTCATTATGAAAATGATCCTTATCATTTTAAAGCCTTGTATTTAGACCCTAACCCTAAATGTTCTGTTTACGATGAAGGTGCAATGCAAGCATATGCTAGAATCTACTATTCTTCAGAAGAAGCATATTGGTACTACGGTGACGTAAAAATTCCAGTTCAACGCTGGAATCGTGACGACCTCTATACTATTTACCAATAATCTGATAAAATTGGAATACTATGCCAGTCGAAAGGTGCTCAGAGGGCGGAAAGCCCGGTTTTAGATTTGGAGATTCCGGCAAATGTTACACTTATACAGAAGGTGACACGCCTGGAATGAGAGAAGCAAAAAATAAAGCTCGCGCTCAGGAAAGAGCAGCCTATGCTTCAGGATTTACAGGTAAATCTTACGATGATACAGAGTATGATTTCTTAAACGAAATCCTTCTTGCTGAAGAGGTCTGGTCATACGAAGAGTTTTTGCCAGACCCAACAGATAATTACGAAATTCTTGCTGACATTCTTAAAGAGATGCATGACAACGAGGTCAACACCCCTCCCGATGATGAGGAAGAAGAAGGTCATGGGCATGATTTTCTTGAAATGCTTGACCCAGAAGAAAGAATGTTTGCTAATGCGCTGATTGCAATCACTCAAAAATATGGAAAATTTGACACCGATGATGAAGGTGTATGGGTTGGTTACACTTCAGCAGAAGAAAACGATAATAGAGAGATTGGTGTTAAGTGCGCTAACTGCGCTTTGCATGAATCAGAAAAGGTGTGCAGGATTATTTCTGCCCCTATTGAACCCGGTGGTTATTGCCGTCTTGCTGTAATCCCTAAAGGGTACGTTGACCCTTCAGCAGACGAGGATGACGATGTGAGTAAAGTCACATACGGTCGTCCGGGGCGCAACGACCCTCGCAAGACACCGGCTAAGCCTTCTGAGAGGAGAAGTGGTTCTAGACGGAACCGAAGGGGGTCGGCTCAGTCTGGTTCTTCTGTCAACTTCTCAGAGGCTGTGACAAATTCTCTTAAGACTAAGATGGAGAATCATAATAAAAAGCATGATGCTGCATCTAAGCGTGCTACACTGTCGGCACTGAAGGCAGTTTATAGGCGTGGGGCTGGGGCTTTCTCAACTTCGCACCGTCCGGGTATGACAAGAGGTCAGTGGGCAATGGCTAGAGTTAATGCTTACCTCTATCTCCTCCGCAACGGAAGACCGTCAAATCCGAACTATACTACAGATAACGATCTTTTGCCGAAGGGTCATCCCAGAAGCAAGAAGTAATAAGGAGATAAAAATGATCATTAATCTACCATATGACAATGTTGAAATGATGAAATCACATCATGACAAGATGAAGTCTTGGAACGAGAACATGGCCAAGCAGCATGAAGCCGCAGCTCTATGGCATGAGCAGCAGATTGAAGAGCTTGAAAAGGCTATGATTCAGGTTCCGCTTAACCCAGAGAGCAAGCCTGCTCCCAGCGCAGGTGGTTCTGGTGGTGGCGACACAGGTGAAACTGCATCGTCAACTCCTCCGGTAACACAAGTTCCTCTTGATCCGGTTAAGAAGGCTGATCTGGTTAGCATCCTTCAAGACCATGCCGCAGAGTATGGTGACTTTGAAAAGTCGATTGAAGATATTGCTGACATGATCTTGGGTGAGTGATGGATAGCACGGCTCTGTCTGCAATCATTGTTGCATTAATCACAACAATGGGAACAGTTTTAGTAGCTTTATTCAACGTTCTCAGAAAAGAGAACCGGCAAGATCACAACATTGTTAGAGAAAAAATTGAAGAACTTCGTCAAGATGTAAAAGATGTAGACGACAAATTAGACGGACACATCAACTGGCATTTAGACGATAAGTGATATAATAGGTTTGTGACGGACTCTCTGGTTGTAAGTATTTCGTAAGATTATTTATGATGCGGGGGGTCCGTCACATTTTATTTGATCATGAAGTTTAAATTTTACCCCGTCGTAGAACTTTTTTGGAAAGATCACTACAGCCTCGGTGATGAGTGGTATGATGAAATTCCGGAGGCCGATGTTCGCATACTTTCAGCGGTAGGATACCTTGTTGGAGAAGACGAAGATTATTACTACGTATCTTGTAATTATGATTTTGGGAACGACCAGTTTTCTGCTGGGACTGCTGTACTCAAAAATTGTATTGTCAAGAGAAGGGTCTTGAGTAGAGGAAAATTTGACTATGATCAGTTTAGTGGAAAGAGAAAGACTCGTAAAAATCGTATACCAAAACCACAGCCAGACGAATCCTGAACGAACCAGAGCGGGCTGCTGTGTGGCAACTGGGTATTACAACGAAAAGTCTCTCCCAGAAATTTGCGCTTACTATCAAGTATCTCAAGATGATGGATTGTACTGGTGGGAATACTTTGGGTTTAATAGCGAACTTGCAAAGCCCGCTAAACGTAAAAAACGAAAACAATCTGATATCTTTGCTTTCCTTAAAGAAAACTCCGGCAAAAAGATTACAGTAAAGCAACTAGTTGAAGAATGCTCGATTAGCTCTCCAACTGCTTATAAGTTTATCAACGAAAACCCTGGCTGGTTTAAAAAAGTTAAAAGAGGAGTTTATGAGGTGGTGAATGCAGATGAAGAAAGAAGAAAAGCAAAAACTAAGTAAAGTAAATGAAGAATACATTGAGCAGATGATGGTTGCTACAAAAGTTTCAAGAGCCGTCAGGGAACTTGAAGAACATAATCGAACATTGATGCTAAAACTAGCTAGCGCTTATGAGGAACTAGAAGAACTGCAAGAAGCCTATTACAGTCTGCTTAATGAAAGGAAGAGGGAGTATGGAAACTATGAATAAAACGTGGCAAGCAGCCGCAGATGCCGCTGTATCAGAGATTTACGATATGGCTATTGTCTCCAAGGACAACTCTGTTGATAATCTTATCAAGTTTATGAGGCATAGGTTTGATCAAACACTTAAAGGTATTGAAAACTACAATTACGTTCCACCTCAATCTCTTATTGTTGATGGTCAAGCGCTGTGGTCTTTTGTAGGTAGACATGCTCTTAATATTCTTACAATTACGGGATGGAGGCCGGATAAGGGCGAGATAATTGCTACCCTTATCCGTAAACAAAAAGACTATGGGCCTGAAAATATTTCTCGATTTGGAAACATAGGTCTCCTTATCAGAATGCACGATAAAATTGCACGACTTGAAAACATTTATGAAAAATGCGAATGGGACTTCAACAAGGCTATTGCTGTTAATGCAGTTTCAGATGAAACAATTATTGACACTTTGATTGATATAATGGGTTATAGTGCGATTGCTCTTATGTGGTCAACTATTGACTCTAATGGAGATCGTGCCTTTCTTTATCCCATGAGTTGATATGAAAAAAACAAACATTAAAATATTCGAGGTAAACAATTTTACGGTATCAGCTATAGAAATAGGTAATGCTCTTAATCGGCTTGTAATTGTTGAAGACTTTTTTAAATATCCTGATTTGGTTAGAGAGTATGCTTTAAACTGTAACTATTTTGAGATGCCTCACACAAAAAATCCCGGCGTTGTTAGCAGAATGGCTGTGGACCTGCCCGAAGTCAGAGAGGCTGTTGATTTTATAAAGAAAAATACTTTCTCTGACCATGCTAGAAGAGATGACTTAACTGTAATGACTTTTCAGGCATACAGGACCAACAATAACAACGCTCCTCATTACGACTTTTTTCAATACGCAGGGATTTGTTCATTAAACACTTATGAAGAAAATCCAGACATATCTGGAACATCTTTCTACAGATACAAAGATGGACATGAATATGCCACTACTTCAATGTATCGTGGCGAAAAGTGCAAAGATAATATTCATGAAGATTGGACTAAGTACCATACAGAAACTCATGAATTTAATAAGTTTATATTCTACGAGGGCTACTTGTACCACAATCTTGAGTGGGACGAAGGTGCTTGGAAATCAGAAATTCCAAGACTGACGTTCAATTTTTTCGGCGCAGAAGATGTATACTACTAATGTATGAGCTTTGAGACCACCGGATATGTTGTAATCAGAAACGCTGTTCAAAAAGATGTTGTGGACTTTCTAGTTGACTATA